ATGTACGCATATGACGCCGACGACCCCCGTATGAGTAATACGGGGGTAGTACCAGACGATGCCGTTGCCGCATTTTCTGCCGAACTGGTGATTGAGGGTTTTGATAGTTCTGGATTTCATCTGCGTATCGGTGACTCCTATTATTGCGCAAAAAATTCGCGTGATCTGATTGCTATTTGTATCGATTTTTTTGGGGGTGATAATAATGACTGTTATCGTTGATACCGTTTCTTTCACGTTCCAAATGTCCGCGCTCAGGGATTTGGCCGATTATTATTATCCTCGGCCTGTCGGATTCGGTCCGTGGCCGGTTCTGCCAGAATCTGGTGATAAGGCTCAGTTTCAGGATCTGTGTTGCGCTGCTCTGGAGGACCGTGCTCGGTTTCTGTTCAGCGATTTTTTCGGGATGACGTTATCGCCTGCTACTGGTAGGGGGCGGCTAGGGTATTACGATCACTGTCGAATTACTGACCTGTCCGGGGCTGTCGAATTCGGCTATCTGGCGTTTGGTGGCAATCGGGACACGGTCCACTGTTATCTGAATGGGCACGCATGCAAAGAATTTTTTGAGAGAAAACAACCAGTTGAATTGCATCATTTTTTGACTGAGATTCTGGGTGTCTCTCGACTGAACCGACTCGATCTCGCCTACGATGATTATTCTGGTGTAACCGGTTTTGACTCGGTTATTGCTGCATATGACCGCGACGCGTTTTATTGCGGAAAAGGCCCGAGGCCTCAGATCACCACTATTCGAACTCGATCAGGGAAAAACGACTTAGGGTCAACGATTTACGTTGGTTCGCGTCAGTCTCAGGTTTACTGGCGATCCTACGACAAAAATGCTGAGCGGGGGATAGTTAACCCCGTAACGCCGTGGTGGCGACACGAGGCAGAGCTGAAAAAAGTTTCCGTTGATTTATTGTTGGATGTTCCGGCGGCTTATGCCGGTTGCAACGATTTTGCTCGCACACTGGCTAATTCTGAGCCTGTTCGTGTCCGCACAAAAATTGAAAAAGTTGCGTCAACTCTGGATTCTCAGATCCGTTGGGGGCGCCGCCTGATTGGCAGAACTCTGCGCTCTCTAATTGATATGTTTGACGCGCCCACGGCTCTGGCGCTACTAACTGCCGGGGAACGTGGTCGCCTGCACCTGACGCCGGGGGGAATTTCTACCTATCGAACGGCGTTGCAAATGATTAACTAAATGAGGTAATAAATGTCTATTTTAATTCGTGGAAAATTTCTCGGTGCTCGCACTCGTGAATTCACTAATTCACAGGGTAATTATTCCTTTTATGAGATCGGAATCGAAAATTCCCGTCCTGATGGCTGGGGCGGCTCGCAATCTGTTCAGACCGCTATCCGAGTCCCTAAAAAATTGATTGACTCTGGAATTCTCAATCGAGTTTCCTCATTGCAGGGGAAAAATGTCGAGATTCCTGTTTGGGTCGATGCATATGTCGGGAAAAACGGCGCGGCGATAAATTTTTTTCTTGAAAGCGATCAAATCACAGAAATTAAATAGGACTATGATCATGGATCCAGCAATATCATTTCTGTGCAAAGTGTTTCTAGCTATGTTTGCTGTGGCTGCGGTAATAAAATATTATCTGTTGCCGGTGATTTCATGAAAATTGTTTTCGAGGATCCAGATTTTTATTCGCTAGAGGTTATAGAGATAGCAAAACAATTTTTGCTCTATTTCGACCGTTGCGATAACTGCGGCTGTGAGGGTTGCCCAGAGTGCAATTTTCTGGGTGTAATTCAGGTTAGGAATTCGGATGGCTCGGAGTGTTTCGATGAATGAAATTACTTTTGTTCTTCTGCTGTTTGTATTGATGATGGCATTTACATTGATTCTCGTGTGGTCAGGAGTCGATCTCAGAGATGTGAGTGTCTGTAAGGGGTGAAATTTTGACTGACTACTCTGAATTTTTGCCATTTTATTTTTTTGCGCTGTCCACCGTTCTGGGTTTGTGGCTGGCGGCGCATTCAATCGGCGTGATTCTGCGCCTCGCGCGATTCGGCTAAAAAACCGAATTATATTTTTAATATCTATGGAGTTATACAAATGAGAAAACTTTTTTCACTGTCCGTTCTGTCTACCGCCATTCTGGCCCCGGCCGCCAGTTTTGCCGCCGAGGGGGATCTCGATCTCTCCAGTCTGACGGATTCATTCTCTGTCGCGCCAGTGATTACGGGGGTGTTGGCGATTGCAGGGGTTCTTCTAACTCTGTATGCCGCCATGCGCGGTGCCAAAATCGTTGTGGCGCTGGTTCGTGGCGGCTAAAAATAAAAAATATTTCAGGAGGGGTATTCCCCTCCTTGTTATTGAGGTGATTATGAGCTGGGAAATGATTTTTTTCATCTGGGGTCTGGTCTCGGCGTGGGCGATAATCGTTGGACTGAGAGGATTATGAAAAAAATTGTTTTGGGTTTGGGTTTGGGTATTTTTTTTATAATTCTGCCAACAATTAGTTATGCATTTTTACCATTGCTAATCGCAGGTGCCGATTATGCCGGTGCTGCCGCTCTGCGTACTGCGATTTCTCGGGGCGCGGCCCAACTCGCTGTTAGTGCTGCTGAGAGGCAAGTTTTGGAGAATGCAACAAAAACCGCATTAAATCAGTCAGTTAAGAGGTTGGTTGCAATGTCGCCAAACCCCACACGATTCCAATTGGCTACCGGTGCAATAACCTGGGCAGGCCTTGGTTCTGCTCTGCTCGATCTGGGCGATGAAATTTTTGGTGTTGACCAGAGTGCGGGTATTTCCTCCGGGGATTCTGCTGATAATGGCCGAAAATTCTATGTCGGGGCTGGTTCGGGCGGAACAAAACCATATTTTTCAGGTGATTACCCAGAAAGTCTGATTTATTCAGCGTATCGTTATCAGTCCTCCAACGGTCTCCTGCCCTGTAACAGCGCCAGTGGCTGCACGTATTCAGCCGGTTTTTCTGTTCTGAGTTCCAGCACTGGTTCGAGCGGCTCCACGTCGTATCAGATTCAGTACCAAAATTCTTATTTGACCAGCTCGGGTTCTACAGTCACGGTAGACCGAACGGCGAGCTACACAGTGCTACCTAACGCTAGTTACGATTCGTCTATCATGCCGCAATCAGCCGATATTACGGCTGAGCAGGAGGAGACGGCCAAAAACACCCCGCTGAATCCTCAACGGCTGGCCGATGTGGCCAATGCGCTGCTATTGGACGCCGCTAGTCAGTCCGATTATGCGGGGATTCCGGTGTCCAGTGCTAATCCGCTCGTAACAGCTTCAGATTTCACTGATGCACTGACTGCTGTAGGGCGAACAGAGCCCACTAATGCCGAGTGGACTACTCCATGGGAGGATCTGGAAACAACTAGCGATACTGATACTGGTACAGATACAGGGACAGGGGGAGGGACTGATTCGGGGTCAGGCAGTGAGACTGCTACTGAACCAACGCTCGATAGTCCTCCTGACGGAAAAACTATTTTGTCGCCTCTGCTAAATATATTCCCATCCGATTGGGGTAATTTTTCGGTTGGTTCACGTGATGCAGTCTGTCCTGTCGGTGAGTTCGAGATATGGGATAAAAATTTCGTTATCGATTCTCATTGCGGGTTGATTGAACAGAATCGCGAACTGATAAAAATAATTTTTCTGATTGTCTGGGCCTTTTCGGCATTTCGTCGGGTACTGTCCGCATGATAGGGGTTGATTGATATGTTGGCTGCAATCTATGCCGCGCTGGGTTTTTTACTCCGCTCTGTCGTTATAAAATTTGTTTTTTTGTTCGGCCTTTTTTATATCGTTCAGGAATTCACACCTGTTTTGATCGATTTAATTGATGTCAGCCCGTTACCTGTGGCTGAATTGTTCGCGCAATTACCTGATTCTGTCTGGTTTTGGCTGAATTTGTTTCAGGTTCCTGCGGGTATTTCGATGATGGTGTCTGCAATTATTGCACGTTTTATAATTCGTCGAATTCCGGTTATTGGATAGCGGGGCGGTTATGGCAATTTCTGCATATGTCGGCGTTCCGGGGAGTGGTAAAAGTTTTGAGGTTGTCCGCAGTGTAATAATTCCCGCCGTTGCTCAGGGGCGTAGGGTTGTATCAAATATATATGGCCTGAATGCTGAAAAGATTTATGATTATGTTCGCGATAATTATAAAAACGCTGATATTGGCGAGGTTTTGCTTGTTACAAATGAGCAGGTTCAGGACGAAAATTTTTTCCCCTATAAAAATTCAGATTCAGACGGGGTGAAAACCTATTGCCAGCCGGGGGATTTGATTTGTGTCGATGAGGCCTGGCGTATCTGGGCCTCTGACTCTAAAATGCCTAAAAACCATAGATCATTTTTGGCAGAACATCGTCATTTTGTTCATCCTGAAACTGGTGTGACCTGTGATTTGGTTGTTGCGAATCAGTCAATTACTAATCTGCCTCGATTTATTCGAGACAGAATAGAAATAACATTCAAAATGACTAAATTGAAAATGCTGGGCCTTAACTCCAGTTATCGCGTTGAAATTTATTCAGGTGCAAAACTGATTAAATCTGAGTTAACCAGCAAACGTAATTACAATTTTGATAAAAAAATATTTCCACTTTATCAGTCCTATGATGGTAACGGTCAGGAAAAAACAGTTGATAAGAGGCAGAGTATTTTTTCCTCCGATCGTTATTGTTTTACAGGTGCGAAAAATCCGGTGACGCGCTCACCGCAGCGCGGGCGAGGAGGGCGCGTCACCGGATTTTGA